CGCCGGCACGATCGATCATGGCGCCGGCCAGGCCGACACCGTCTGCACCAGCCTGTGGCGGATTCTCGGTCAGGTGCTTCGCGACTGCCGCACCCAGCTGCTGCTCGGTCACCGGATCCGCATCGCGGCCATTTTTCGGCACCGGCAGCGCATTCACAGCGGCCTTCACGGTTGCCTCAATCACCGCGGGGTCTGCGTCGCGGCCGTGCTGCACCGGGTTTGCTTCGAAGTGCTTGGAGACCGCATCGGCGGTGGCCACGTCGACCAGCGTCAGCAGGCGAGGCGACTCCAGCAGCTTGGCCACGACCAGGTCGGCCAGCGCATCCACGTCCACCGGCTCGGCGTCCTGGCCGGGGTCGCCCTTCTCTGGAGCCCGCTCGCGCAGCTCCTGCAGCTCGCGCTTCACCGGTCCGATCGCGTCGTTGATCAGGCCTCCGATCTCTCGGCCGAACACTTTGGGATCAATCATTTCTCATCACCTCGCTGCGAGCGGCCGAGATTGCCACCGCCATGAAAATCTTGCTGGCCGCCGCGACTGACTTCGGCGCTGGCGCAGCGGGGTCCTCGATGTCCTCTTGATCCACAGAACCAGAGTTGGCCAACATCGATGCGATCTGTTCGTCAGTCACCAAGGGGAAGGCGACCTTGATCAACGCCTCTGCCGTCTCCGCGTCGAGCTGGCCGGCAGCCACCGCAAAGATTATCCCCTGCAGCGCAGTAACTTGAGCGCCGTTAAGCGCCTCCTGCTGGATGCTTCCACCGGTCGCAGACAGCTGGATCGCTCCGCCCGCCTGCGCACCAGAATCCTTTGTCCCCTTGCTTGCTTCGCTAAGGGGAATGTCCTGCTGCTGCATGTAGACCGTATCGCCACCTTCAAGAGGCGGCAGGTTGAAAGCCAAACGACCCTCATTGGGCGTCTCGATTCCGCCGCCGGTCAGCTTGGTGTGGACGTCGGCTTGCTTGCCAGCGTCCATCCGCATCAGTGGCTCCAGATCAAGCTCGACGCCCAATGGCAAGGGGACACCCAAACCCTCGTCGAGAAGCTCTTCCATGCCCTCGATGTGCGCCTGCAGCGCATCCGAGTAATACAGCTGGTTGATGTCGTCAACCTTCATGCCAGCGGGAATCGAACCGATGCCGATTTTGAACGGCGGGATGCCGAACGGCTGGCACACCTGCTCGTCGGAATACCGCATCTGCTCGACCAGCTGCGAATCAGCGGCCTTGAACGCGAACGGCGTGAACTTCATGTCCGCGCCGATCACGGCCACCTTGCCCGCATTGGAACCTTGGAAGCTGCTGTTCCAGTACTCCTTCACCGCCTTCGCGTCCTCTTCGGACATACCGGCCGGCGCGGTCAGGATGCCGCCCGGGTTGGCGCCGTTAGAGAAGAAGGTGGTCGAGTCCTTCAGGATCTTCAGGTTTTTCACCGCCGGCCAGTGCGCAGCGCAAAGCGGCGGCACGCCAATCAGCTGGTGGTGGAAGCAGTTCATCCGGTCGTGGATGATCTCGCTGGCCGGCACGATCAGCTGGCTGCCGGGGTAGCTCTCCGGCAGCAAGTTCGAACCGGTGCTGTAGTTGAGCTGGTAGAACACCTCGCCGCTGTCCGACACCATCGGCTGTACGCTGCAGGGATCGAGCACCCACAGCCTATTCACGACTCGGCGCTCATCGCGACCCATCAGCACGTACGTGTTGCCCTGGATCAGCTTGGACAGCATCCACGACGCACGGAACTGCTGCGCGATCTGATAGCCGTTGGGTTTACGCAGGACCGGCCAGTACGCCGTGTTGTTCTTCTCCACGCGCCAAATCCCGTTATCGTCCTCAGACTTCAATACGAACGGCAGCTTGCCGATGTCCGAAGAAATGCGGTTGAGGCAGGCGTAAAGCGTCGGGTATGTCAGGACGGTCGTGGCGCGCTCTTCCATGTTGCGCTGCCACGCCCCGGTGAACGGCTCCTGCACGGTCAAGGTATGCCAGCCTTCTCGCCCCGGCCCCGCAACTACCGGAGATAGCAACTTCAGGTAGTCGGGCCCGTGCCGGCGCACGCCGGCCGCAGTGGCCAAATCCCGGGGCGAGAAGCCAGTCATTCGGATGCTTCCTTGTTCGGCTGGACGGATTTGCCCGCCGCCTTCTTGGCTGCCTTCTTCGGCTTCGGATTCGGCTTGGTTGCCACCTTCTTGGCTGGCGGCGGAACAGAGGCGGCTTGAGCCACCATGTCACGTCGCATGTAGCCCCCGCGCTGCTCGAGCGCCTGAGCCACACGCGGATGCACGGTGATCACTCGCCCGCTACGCCCGACGATATCGACCTTGCTCATATGAACCTCGCTGTTCTGGGAAAGCGGCGGGGCCCGAAGGCCCCGCCGATGTTCGGTTACGAGCTGGCCGGAATCGAACCGCTGCCCCAGTTCACACGGGCCCAGGCAACAGCCTGCGCGCGGCGACGCTGCCAGTTGATGAAGCGTTCCACCAGGAAGGCCACGCTGTTGGTCTGCCACAGCGAGACAACCTGCTGTGCGGTCGGCGTGGTGCTGTTCATGGTCGGCGCATCGTCCATCACCAGCGAGGCCTGGTCCGACATCGAGACCTGCAGGCCACCTTCGTCGCCCAGGAAGATCTCATCACCCTTGATGAGCGCGATGACCGCACCATCCTCGTCGTCCGGCACAAAGGCCGAAACGAATGCCGGCAGGCCCAGGAACGTGCCACCGGTGAAGTTGATGCCGGGGAACTCCGAAGCACCCAACGGGTTGGTCATCAGCGATAGCGCGATCGCGGTGCGCTCCGACATGGCCCAGAACGAACCTGCCAGCGACAGGTTGGAACCTGCAATGGCGTTCATCAGGGCGGCCGCACCGGCACGGATCGAATCCGGGTCGCTGCCAGTCGGGACGGTGGTCGCCGGCACGCCGTTCAAGATCGAGGCGGGCGCTTCGTCGGCAACGGCCGCTGCATCCGGGTCGATGAACTGAGTGTCGATCGTCTGGTTGACTGCGCGGCCCAATTCGTCACGCAGCAGCGCATCGGCCGCCGGCGTAGCGCGCATCATGGTCTCCTTCGTCGCGGCAGCAATCGCGGCAACCTTCAGCGGAGTCAGCTTCGCACGGGTGTACGACCACTTGGTCAGCGGCTTCGCAGCGCCTTCCTTGACCCACTTGGCCGTACCGGCCGACCCCTGCACCAGAACGGGGGTATCGAACGGCAGGTTGCGCAGGCGGTCGGATACCTGGCCCAGCAGGGACCGCGGACGCAGCCACTCGACGAAGTCTGCGAAGGCAACCCCGCCGTCGGTGATCAGGTTACCGGCCCAGGTGGCGTTGCCCGTGCTGGCCGCCGGCACTGCGGCCTTCTCCTGGATGATGCCGTGCAGGCGCTCATCGTTCGGGTAGATGGCTCGGGCCACCTCCAGCGGACTCTGGTGATGCACGTGCGACACGGCGAGGCAGCGAGCCATACGGGCGAAGCCGATGCCAGCATCGGTCTTGTCCACCGTCTTCAGCTGCGCCGGCTCCAGCGTGCGGCCTTCGGCGCCGACGGTTGCCGAGCCCTGCGTTTTGATGATGGCGGTGACCGGGGTAGCCGACTTGGCCTGGATCGCCTGAAGGTGTTCGAAGCGCTCGATATCACCGTCGATCGCCTTGATCTGGTCCTTGACCGAATCGAACTCCTCCTGCTCTCCCGTATTCATCGAACGGCCCTCGCCCATCGACTTCTGGACAACGGTGTTGAGCTGCTTCTCCAGCTCAGCACGGGTGGCGCGGAGCTTCTCCAGCTGTTCTGCAATGTTCATTTTCTGACTCTCTTTCGTAGGCGCAGCCGTTCGGCCCGGGTTCCACCCCGGGCAGTGCCTGCAATATTGGGAAGCGGGTTCCACCCCGCGGGGGCATGCAGCCCGGTGCTTCAGTGCAGCAACTTCACTGCGCCGTCGGCCGGTCGCTCGACCTTTGCCGCCTGACGCTGGATGAGGGGAACGCCGTAGTTGACCTGGCGGGGGCCGCCAGAGGTATCCATGGCCTTGATGGTCTGAATGGTCGCCGCGGCATTGGCCGGGATGGTGACCAGAGACAGCTCGTAGATCTCGGTCTCGGTGAAGCGGATGCCGCCACCGTCCATGTAGCTGTACTCCAGCGCGCGGAAGCCGATCGACACGCCGCGCACCAGCTGCTCTTTCACGGACTGCCAGGCGAGGTCGCAGAGGTCCTTCAGCGCGCCGGGCGTTGTGATCTTCGCCACGTTGGCGGTAAACGGGATGCCCTTTGCCGTCGGCTTGCCGAACTTCACGATGCCGACCGGGCTGTCGTGGCGGTGCTGCCAGAGCAGCGGTAGCTCGGCGGCGAACTTCGCGCCAAGTGGCTCGACGATATCGCCATACCGATCAGGCTCCGGCGTGGTCGCCCAACCGGTGATGATCTGTTGGTCGTCGTCGTAGGACTTGACCTCCAGCACGCTGTAGGCGCGGTTCTCTGTGTTCATGGATTACCCCAGTGTCATGAGGACGAGCGGCTTGCTCGGCTCGGCAGCGACGGGAATGCTGATCCCCACCGCCATCAGCAACGCGGTCATGTCGTCGATCTTGTCTGGCGACCGGCGCTTGTCCGGAGCCATGTTCAGGTTCACGTCCTGGCGAGCGATCAGGTTCGCAGCGCACCACGCCAGCACTGGATCGCCGTCATGCACCAGCCGCTTACCGATGTAAGCTCGCTCGAGCTCTGTCATCGCCGGGTGGTAGGACTTGGGCCCTTGGATGAACTCAACCAGTGGGACCTCAGCCGCGACCAGCCTGCTGACCATTTCCGTAGCGTTCCAGCGGTCGAAGGCCAGTGACTGCAGGTTGAATCTCTCCCGCACGTCCAGGATGGCCTGCTCGATCACCGCGTAGTCGGTGACCTCGCCTTCCGTCTGCTCGATCAAGCCCGCAGCCACCCAGCCCGCGTAAGGAACCGTTCCGCGCTCGGTTCGCTGCATGATGGCCGACGCTGGCACCCAGCGCCTGCCCCACGTGACGATCTTGTCGCCAAGGCGCCATACAAGGCGCAGCGACGCAAGGTCACGCGTGCTTGCCAGATCCAGCCCGCCCCAGCAGGGCACATCCTTCAGCGCATCAAGATCCACGACGCCAGCGCAGGCATTCCATTTCGGCAGAAGGATGAAGCCATTCGCTGCCGCTGCCGGTCGGTTCAACCTTTTGATCTGAAACTCCGCGAGCTTCGAAGGCATGGCCTTCGCTTCAACGGACTCCTTGCGAATCGCAGCCAACAGATGCGGATTCACGTCCATCAACGGGTTGGCCTTGTGCCAGGCCTTTTCGTCGAAGTCCGCGTCGTCCTTGTCCACGGCGAAGAAGATCGCCAGGAAGTGATCAGCGGTCTCCCCGAAGATTCCCTCGAGGAGCTGGGCCGCGAACTGGCGTATCTCTGACCATGGCCCTGGGTTGGCGTATCCCTCAGTGGTGGTGAAGAGCCACAGGGGATTTCGCCTGGCGCCCGCCGCTGACTGAAGCACGTTCAGGAGGTCTGGCGTCTTGTGCGCGTGAATCTCGTCGAGCCCAACATGGGATGGATTCAAACCGTCCTGCGTGCTGGCCTTTGCGTTGATCGGCTTAAACGTCGCTCCCGTCTCGACCCGGCTGATGGCGTTGGCCCAGCACTCAAGCCCGTAGGCGTCCCGCAGGTCGGCCATCTTCTCCGCCATGCGCTTCGCGACGTTGAAGATGATCCGCGCTTGGCTGCCGGTGGTCGCAGCCGAAATGACCTGGGCGCCCTCTTCGTCCTCGCAGCATTGACAGTACAGCAGGATTGCGGCCGACAGCGTGGACTTTGCGTTCTTGCGCGCCACGGCGAAGAGCGCCGATGTGAAGCGCCTGGTGCCGTCATGCTTCCGGAAGCCGAACAGCTGGACCACGAACCACACATGGGATGGATGCAACCGGATCTCCGGCGTGTCCCACTTGCCCTCAACGTGCGGCAGAAGCTCGATCCATCCGCACGCGTGGTTCGCGTGTTCACGTGAAAACCAGAATGGTGCCCCCCTCTTGTTCGCCCGCTTCAGATCATCCAGAAACCGTTTGGCTGCCAGCTTGATCAATCGTCCGAATCGGCCGGAGCGGTCGGCAGAAGCGGATCGAGCGTATGCGATCGCTACATCAACATAATCACTTGGCGGCGCGGGCGCCGGGCTTACCGAGCGCGGCGAACGCGTTCCCCGGCTTTTCCGTGTCGCCATTCGGCCTCACCTTTCCTTGCGCCACGGGCGTCAACCCGAAGTCGTTCGACAGACCGCGGTGCTGCGCGACCATCGACGCGACCGGAGCCTCACCGGCGGCGTACAGCTGAACGATCTTGCCGTGCAGTGCGCAGAGCATTCCCAGGGTGGACACGCCCGCCTCGGTCAGCAGCTTGTTGGCATGGAGGATCGGCGCAAGCCGGTCCCATTCTTTGATTGCATGGGCGTTGGGCAGCCAGTCCGGCGCCGGTGGGACGTCGGACACGAGGGGGAGCTCAGCTGCGGCAGGCGCCGCACGGTCCGGCCGGTCGGTCCCGGCAACCACCTTCAGCGTTGTGGGCTTGCGGGGGCGGGCCATGTCTGGGTCTCAAAAACTGAATTTTCTGAATTGACGGTGCGAAAAAACGACTGAGCGGCCGGTGTCCGAAGGCAACGCCTCAGACTTTTTCCCCTCCCCCCCGGGGATGGGCGAGGTTCCGGCAGGCGCTTACGCGCCGTGGATGCGATCGATTCGCACCTCG